ACCCGCAAGGTGAAGCCGATTTCGCGTTGCGTGACATGTCACGGGCGCGGCGTCGTGAAGCCGCTGTTCTACGAAGTCGAGTGCGCTGCCTGCGACGGCGCCGGCTTCGTCGACCAGGCCACCGGCGAGTCACTTGGGAAGGACGACGCGCCCTTCCAGATGCGTGCCTACATCGCCCGGTTGGAAAGCCAGGTAGCCAATCTGCAGCGGATGCAGCCCTACGAATCGAGCAACCGCCGCGGCCCGCACGGCTCGCACTACACCGGAGACTGACCATGAGCTACTACCGTGACACCCTCAGTGCAGTCGTCCGCTGCCTATCCGCCGAGACCATCGATAACACCAGCAAGCAGGCCTGGCAGAAACTCTACGAGGCAGGGTATCCCGAAGCACGCTCCGGCAGCGGCCTCGGCCCCCAGGAGCAGCGCGACATGGACTGCCTGCTGCACGCGCGGCTGCATCGTCAGCTGTCCGCCTTGGACTGGGCCGTGCTGGTGGCCAAGTACAGCACCCACAAGGTGCGCAAGATCGAGGCCATTGGCTTCCTGATCCCGCGTGTTGAATCGCCCGCGCCGAGGCTGTTCGTCTCCAAGGCCGTCACCGCCTGGGCAATCCCCAAGCTGCCGGGCAAGGCCGTTTCGAATGGGCAGGAGCTGGCGAGCCGGTCAGCAAGAGAGGATGCGCAGTTCAAGGCGCTATCCACTTGGGCCGCCAAGCGATTTGCCGAAGAGAATCGCCATGTTGAGAAGATCGAAGTCGAGGAGGTGAAGCGGGATGACTACGTGAAGCGCTCCACCGACATGATCGTGCTCGATGCCCGCTTCTACGACATGAACGGCTGGGACCCTGATGCGCGTCCTGAGCAGACTCGGCGCCGGTGGCGGGGTGGGATTGGTAAGCGCTGCGAAGAGCTGGTGACCCAGGCGCTGCGCCGAGCGGAAGCGATCATCGAAGAGGAAGGGCTACTAGTTCACATTGCTGCTTGACGCTGGTGAGCGGTTGAGCGACCATTCTTCTATCTTGTCGATTCTGCGCGTGATGAAGATGCAGGCGACTCCGAAGCCCTGGCCATGAGCCGGGGCTTCTTCGTTTCTGGAGCCCTGAATGACCCTCGAATGCCGGATCAAGCGCTGGTACTACGAGTGCGATCGGCGAGGCGTCCAGCTCGAAAGCATCCTGATACACCCCGACGACTATCGGCGGCATCGCGCAGCGCTGCGGTTTATGCCCGTCCGAGTTCTGGGCTTGGCCCCGCTTCAGGCGCCTGTCTGCTGATCACTCTCAAACGTCCAGCAGGTCCGGCGCAATGCCCAGGGCTGCGGCGATCTTCTCGCGGGTGGCCTTGCGCGGCTTCGCGGCCTGCTCCTGCTGAGCATAGGCGGACTGGCTGATGCCGATGCGCGCGGCGACCTCTGCCTGAGACAGACCCAGGTGCCGGCGCCAGGCGCCGATGGGGGTCAGCCCCTCCTTGACTATGAGCCCCACGACCTCGTGAGGGATCAGGTCATCGACCGGGTGATCCTTCACATAGTCGGCGTAGGGGATGACGACGAAGGCCGGATTCCCGTCCGGCCCGTTGATGATCTGCACGTTAGTAGGTGTGTTCATCGCGTTTGCTGACCTCTTCGATATTCACGATTTTGACCGTGCCGTCCCAGTCGAACAGGACGCGGTATCGGCCTACCCGAAGGCGATAGCCGAACTGGTGGTTGGTGAGCGATTTGACGTTCTGGACGTTGGGCATGTGGGCGAGGGCGCCGACGGCGTCGAAGACCTTGGCCTGGTCGGCCTTGGCGATCTTGCCGAGCTGCTTCACCGCCTTCCGTGTCCAGTTGATCTTGTTCATGTCTGCCTCGCTGCTGATGGAGGCATTATAAGTCTTTTAATAAGTATTGTGAAGTGTTTTCCCGAGGGAATAGCACAGAAATACTTATTGCCTTGGAGTATCGAAATGGGCGAACCGTCATCCACGAGTATCGCGCTGGCCGGCGTTGCTGCCAGTCTGGGCTTGGGTGCGGCGTTCCCCGACCTGGACCTGGCCGCGCTGGTTGGCGCCTTCGGTGGGGCTTTTTTCTACGTGGTATGGGCCCGCGACATCGGGATCACTCGGCGCGTCGGCTACCTGTTCGTGGGCTGGATCGGCGGGTATCTCGCGTCTGCCGAGGCCATTGGCCAGGAGTGGACCCGGACGACGGGGTTGGTGGCGCTGGGATGCGGCGCGGTCTGCATCGTGTTCCTGGCCGGTCTGATCGGTTGGGTTGAGACGGGCGTCCCGCCGCGCTTCCTGCGCTGGGTGCTCAGCATTCGCTTCGGCAAAGGGGGCTAACCCATGGCCGCAATCCTGCAGGCGCTGTTCTGCGCCGGCATCTTCACCATGATCGGCTTCGTCTACCGGCCGGAAGAGAACTCACGCTACCGGCTGGGCGTATCGGTGATCGCCTTCGCGCTGTGCGCCACGACCGGCATGCAGTTCATGAGCATCGTTGCCCGGATCTTCATCGAGGAGCGCATCCCGGTGGTGTCCTGGTACAACACGGCGTTCTACTTTCTAAGCCTGGCGCTGGTCATTCGCGCCCGCGGCAACGTCGCCAAGATCTGGCCGGCGGGCTTCGAGCGTTGGGATGGCAGTGAGCGGCGGAGGGGCAGGGGATGAGCAGGCTAGCAACAGGTAACACCCTCGGCATGCAGGTGTTGGAAGCGCTCGGCATTTGCGACAAGAGCGTTCGCTCGGTGCAGCTGAACATGGAGTGTAATCAAGCGGCCACCGTCACATTCGTCGTGCTGATCGATGACGAAGAGGCAAGACGGATCGTCGACCATTTGTCCATGTACCGGATTGAACCGGTCGAAGCGGAAGTGGCTGGCGATGAGTGAGCACCAGGAGCTGATCGCAGCACTGGCCCGCCAGACCCAGGCGATGCTGGAGCTGGCCGAGAGCAACAGGCTGTTGGCCGAGAGCAACCGCGAGATGGTGGACTACCTGGCCGACCAGCAGGGCGAGGACGCCGGTGACGAGGTGCCCCGCCGTGATCTGGCAGGCAGGCCTATCTGATGGCGCTGCGACCTAACAAACCATGCCGCGCCCGTGGCTGCAACGCGCTGACCCGCAACGCTGGTGGCTACTGCGATGAGCATGCCGACCAAGCCAAGGCCTGGGCCAACCGGCAGGGCTCTGGCCGTGGCGGCAGGCCGTGGCGCCGGATGCGTGAGCAGGTGCTGAAGCGTGATGGCTACCTCTGCCAGTGCGAGGACTGCAAGCGCATGGGCCGTGTCAGGCCAGCGCACGAGGTCGACCACATCGTGGCCCTGGCCCAAGGCGGCAGCGATACCCCGGACAACCTGGCGGCTATCAACCATGACTGCCATCGGGTAAAGACGCTGCGCGAGTCAGCGGCAGGCCGGCGGCCCAGTATGTAGCACGTCACAGCCCCGATATAGGCTTGACCTATGGGTGGGGGCGGGTCAAAAGTCCAGGGCTATAGGGTCGGACACCGTCCGCCCCGTCATTTTTTCACAACCGCGAAAAATGAGATTCAAACCGGAGGGCCCATGGCCGGCGTCGCTGGGCGGTCGGGTCGTCGTCCCAAACCCACGGCCCAGAAGGCATTGGCCGGCAATCCCGGCAAGCGAAAGCTGGCCAAGGATGAGGGTGATTTCGCCCTCGTGACTGATATTTCACCCCCTGAATGGCTAGGAAATTACGCCGTTCAGATGTGGAAAATGGTCGTGCCCGAGCTGCTGAAGACGAAGGTCCTGGCGCTCACCGACATGCACAACGTCGAAGCCTTTTGCATGGCCTACGACATCTGGCGCCAGGCCCAGGACGAGATCCGCACCAGCGGCATCGTTGTGGCGGGCGCCACCGGCGGTCCGGTGAAGAACCCGGCCCTGACGGCAGCCAACGAGGCCACTCGGCAGATGGTTACCTTCGGCTCGATGCTCGGCCTCGACCCTGCCAGCCGCGCCCGGGTGCTCAGCGGCAACAAACAGAAATCCACCAACGAGTTCGCTGCTCTCCTAGGTTCCTGATGGCCAAGACCCCCACGCCCAACGTCGACAAGGCGATGGCGTGGGCGCGGTCCGTCCTGAAGGGGAGGGTGCCGGCGTGCCGGTTCATCCACCTGGCGATCCAGCGGCACTTCGACGACGTGGCCGAGAGCCGCGGCAAGGGCTTCCCCTACAAATTCGACGCCGCCCAGGCCGAGAAGAAGCTGCGCCTGGTGCAGCTGATGCCCCATACCAAGGGCGAGTGGGCGTTCAAGCGACAGCTGATCACCCTGGAGCCCTGGCAGCTGTTCGGCATGGCCTGCACCTTCGGCTGGCTACGCAAGAAGGACGGCTACCGGCGCTTCCGCGAGAGCTACTGGGAGGTGCCCCGGAAGAATGGCAAGAGCGTCATCGCCGCCGGCGTCGGCATCAGCATGTTCGTCGCCGATAACGAGTTCGGCGCCGAGGTGTACAGCGGCGCCACCACCGAAAAGCAGGCCTGGGAGGTCTTCCGTCCGGCCAGGCTGATGGTGAAGCGCTCGCCGATGCTGATCGAGGCGGCGGGGATCGAGGTCAACGCCTCGAACATGAACGTGCCGGCCCAGGGCTCGCGCTTCGAACCGCTGATCGGCAACCCCGGAGATGGCGCTTCGCCCAGCTGCGCGATCATCGACGAATTTCACGAGCACGACAGCTCGGCCCAGTACGACACCATGCTCACCGGCATGGGCGCCCGCCGGCAGCCGCTGATGTTCATCATCACCACGGCCGGCGCCAACATCGAGGGGCCGTGCTACGACAAGCGCCGCCAGTCCATCGAGATGCTGGAAGGCTCGGTGCCAGATCCGGAGCTGTTCGCCTGGATCTGGACGCTGGACGAGGGCGACGACTGGACCGATCCGAAGAACCTGGCCAAGGCCAACCCCTGCATGGGGGTGTCGGTCTATCAGGAATACCTTGAGAGCCAGCTGGCCCGGGCTATCCGGTCGGCGCGCTTCACCAACACCTTCAAGACCAAGCACCTGAACCTCTGGGTGAGCGCCAAGGCGGGCTTCTTCAACGTCGAGAACTGGAAGGCGTGCGAGGACACGACCCTCACCCTGGAGCAATTCGAGGGTCAGGAATGCGTCCTGGCGTTCGACCTGGCGCGCAAGCTGGACATGAACTCCATGTCCCGGCTGTTCTGGCGCGTCATTGATGGCCGAACCCACTACTACAGCATCGCTCCGGGCTTCTGGGTGCCGGAAGACACGGCGTTCAACGACGACAACAAGCGGATGGCCGAACGCTTCCAGGCCTGGATCAATACCGGCCACCTGCAGGTCACGCCCGGCGCTGAGATCGACTATCGGGAGATCCTGGAGGACGCGAAGGAGGCCAATGAGGTCTCGCCGGTCAGCGAAAGCCCGATTGACCCGCACGGCGCCACGAACCTGAGCCACCAGCTGGACGACGAGGGCCTGACCCCCGTCACCACGGTGCAGAACTACACCAACATGTCGGACCCGATGAAGGAGCTGGAAGCGGCTATCCAGTCGGGCCGGTTCCACCACGACGGCAATCCGATCATGACCTGGTGTATCGCCAACGTGATCGGCAAGAACCTGCCAGGAAACGACGACATCGTTCGTCCTATCAAGCAGGGCAACGACAACAAGATCGACGGCGCCGTGGCGCTGATCATGGGTGTCGGCAGCGTGATGCGCCTCGTGGCCAACGGCTCCGGCGGCTTCGACGACTTCTTCAGCAACCCGATCGTGATCGGGTAACAGGACACGACATGCACAAGGGCCTCCTCATCTTCCTGCTGGCGGCCGCGGCGGGCCTGTGCCTGATCGTCGGCGGTGTCTACGTGCTGGCCGGCGTGGGCTATGCCCTGCTAGCGGGTGGCGTGGCGCTGCTGCTGGTCGCGGGCTTCATTCGCAAGGGGCTGATCGGTGAATAAATCCCTGACCCAGGTGCTGGGCCAGGCCATGGTGCGCTCGGCGGAGCCTGGTTTCGCCAAGTCCTCACTGGCCGGCTGGTTCGGCCGCAAGATCGGCCTCGGCGATGGCAACTTCTGGAGCACCTACTACGGCGCCGACTCGGCCTCGGGCAAGGTGGTCAGCCAGCAGACGGCCCTGCAGCTGTCGACGGTCTGGTCCTGTGTCCGGCTGATCGCCGAGACCCTGGCTACTCTGCCGATTGCCCTGTACGAACGGCAGGACGGTGTGCCGGTGGTAGCCGAGAGCCACCCGGTCCACTTCGTCATCAGCCAGCAGCCCAACGCCGACCAGACCCCCGTGGAGTTCTGGGAGAACATGGCGGCCAGCCTTCTGCTCCAGGGCAACGCCTTCGGCGAGCCAACCTTTTCTCGCCGCGACCTCAGCAGCGTGGAGTTTCTGCTGCCGCAGAGCGTGAGCCCGCCGCGCCGGCTGGCAAACGGATCCATCGAGTACCGTTACACCGACAGCGCCGGGAAGTCTCACACCTTCACCGACGAGACGATCTGGCACACCCGAGCCTTTGGCACCGACCCGCTGTGCGGCCTTCCGCCGCTGGCAATCGGCCGCAATGTCCTGGGCGCTGCGATGGCCGCGGATGAGTCGGCAGCCAAGATGTTCGCCAACGGCATGAAGCTGGGCGGCGTGCTCTCCACCGAGCAGATCCTGAAGAAGGACCAGCGGGACGAGATCCGCGACGACATGGTCAAGCAGTTCGCCGGCGCGACGAACTCCGGCAAGACCATGGTCCTTGAGGCTGGCATGAAGTACCAGCAGGTCAGCATGACGCCGGAAGACGCGCAGATGCTGCAGACCCGGGCCTTCAACGTCGAGGAAATCTGCCGCTGGTTCCGCGTGCCGCCCTGGATGGTCGGCCACACCCAGAACTCCACCAGCTGGGGTACTGGGATGGAGCAGCAGATGATCGGCTTCCTGACCTTCACGCTGCTGCCCTGGATGAAGCGGATCGAGATGAGCGCCAACCGGCGCCTGCTCCGCCCGGAAGAGCGGCGCCGCTTCTTCGTCAAGTTCAACCCAGAAGGCCTGCTGCGCGCTGATAGCGCCGGCCGGGCCCAGTTCTACAGCTCCATGGTCCAGAACGGCATCTACACCCGCGACGACTGCCGCATCCGCGAGAACCTGGCGCCCATGGGCGGCAACGCGGCGGAGCTCACCGTTCAATCCAACATGCTGCCCATCGACAAGCTGGGCGAGGGCGCTGGCGACGCCCAGCAGGCACGCTCTGCGCTGATGGACTGGCTCAACGATCAACCGAGGAACCGCGAATGAACCGCAAAGAGCGACCGATGCAGATTCGGTCATTCGACTTCGACGCCAAGGCTGTCAGCGATGACGGCCTTTTTTCTGGCTACGGATCGGTGTTCGGCGTCATCGACAGCTACAACGAGGTGGTGGCCCCCGGCGCCTTCCTGGAGTCGATCGCGGACGCCAAGGCCAAGGGCCGGACCTTCCCGGTGCTCTGGCAGCACCGCACCGGCGAGCCGATCGGCTCCTGGAACATCGACAGCCTGAAGGAAGACGACCGCGGGCTGTTCGGTGATGGCGAGCTGTGGCTGGAAGACGCGGCCTATGCCCGGGTGGCCTATCGCGGGATGAAGTCCCGGGCGATCACCGGCCTGTCCATCGGCTACTACGTCCGCGAATCCAACCGCGACGAGAAGACCGGTATCCGAACCCTGACCAAGCTGGACCTGGTCGAGATCTCCATCGTCACCGTGCCGGCCAACGACGAGGCCCGGACCGACGTCATCAAGTCGAAGCTGGCCCACGGCTCGCTGCCGACCCTCCCCGAATTTGAGCAGCTCCTGCGTGAGGCAGGCTTCTCGAAGACTCAGGCCGCCGTGATCGCCAATCGCGGCCTGAAGCACATGCTCCGGAGTGAGTCCGAGGGCGAACAGGCGGAACCCGTTATTGCCAAGGCGCTGCACGAGCAGCTCAGCCGCGGCCTCTCCCTCCCTTCGTTTAAGGATTGACCCTCATGCACAACGTACTCAGCAACGCCGCTCGCTCCGAGCAACGCCAGTTCGAGCGCAAAGAGCGCGCCAACGACCAACTGGAACTCAAGGACGTCATGACAGCGCTGGACCAGCGTGACCAGGAGATCAAGGCCTTCGCCGAGAAGGCCAGCCAGGAGATCAAGGAACACGGCAAGATCCTGGACGACACCAAGACCGTCCTGGACGGCCTGGCCAAGAGCGGCCTGGCGCTGCAGGATCGCCTGCAGGACGTCGAGCAGAAGCTGGGTCGCCGCTTCTCCGCCAATGACCCGCTCGACGAGAAGTCGCTGGGCGAGCAACTGACCGAGACCGAGGACTTCCAGTCCCTGAGCACCCGTGGCCGCGGCATCGCGCGGCTGGGCGTCAAGGCGGTGGCGAACATCACCAGTGCCACCACCGGGACCGGCGGTGTCGGCGGCGTGATCCGCCCCGACCGCATTCCGGGCGTCATCGCTCCCCCGGAGCGCGTGCTGACCATCCGCGACCTGATCATGCCTGGTCGCACCGCTTCGAATGGCGTCGAGTTCGTCCAGGAGACGGGCTTTCAGAACATGGCCGCGCCGCAGGCGGGCGAGGGCGCGCTGAAAGCCCAATCCGACCTCAAGATGGAGCTGAAGACGGCGCCCGTTCGCACGATCGCTCACTGGTTCCGGGCCTCCAAGCAGGTGCTGGCGGATCTGCCGCTGCTGCAGAGCTACATCAACGGGCGCGCCATCTACGGCCTGAAATACGCCGAGGAAAACCAGATCCTGGCGGGCGACGGCACCGGCCAGAACCTGCTGGGCCTGATCCCCCAAGCCACTCCCTTCAACGAGACCCTGCGCAAGACCAACGACACCCCCATCGACGTGCTGCGCCGCGCCATCCTGCAGGTGCGCATCGCCGAATACCGCGCCACCGGCATCGTGCTCAACCCGGCGGACTGGGCGGACATGGAGCTGCAGAAGGACACCACCGGTTCCTACATCTGGGTCAACGTCCAGGAGGGCGGCACCCCGCGCATGTGGAAGCTGCCGGTGGTCGACACCAACGCCATCCCGGCCGGCAAGTTCATGGTCGGCGCGATGGACATGGGCGCTCAGCTGTTCGACCGCGAGGATGCGGCGGTGGAAGTCTCCACCGAGGACGGCGACAACTTCCGCACCAACATGGTCACCATCCGGGCGGAAGAGCGCCTGGCCCTGGCTGTGTACCGTCCCGAGTCCTTCGTCTACGGCTCGCTCGCCAAGGCGGCCTAACCCAAGAGGCGCGCCTGGGCAACCGGGCGCTGATCTGCGATGACCACGACCACCGTAAGCGTGAAGACTACCCGCGATTTCTACGACCAGGACAAGCGCGAGTGGGTGAATGCCGGCTCCGCCCTTGACGTTGATCGCCCCCGCGCGGTCGAGCTGCGCCAGAACGGCCTCATTGAGGAGTTCGAAGCGAAGGCCGCCGAGGAGCCGGAGAACAAGAAGGCTCCGACCCCGAAGAACAAGGCCGCCGGCAAAAGCGGTAGCGTCGAGGAGTAACCGATGTCCGTGATCAGCATAGCGATCGCCATGCAGCACCTGCTGGCCGAAGAAGAGGATCAGGTCCTGGTCCAGGCCATGCTGGATGCGGCCGAGGAGTCGGCCAGCCAGTACATGCAGCGGCGGTTCTATGCCGATCAGGCCTCGCTGGACGCCGCCCAGGCCGAAGTGCCGGCGGCGATCAGCTCCAGTCGCATCCGCTACGAACAGGCCGTGACCACTGCCCAGGCCGTGGCGGATGTGGACGACCGGCTGAACGCACTGGACCGGGCCCACCTGGCCTTCACCGATGCCCGAGCCGAAGTCGAGATGAAGGCCCGGGGCATCGTCATCAACAGCGCAGTCCAGGCCGCGTGCCTGCTGATCCTTGGTCACCTCTTCGCCAACCGCGAGGATGTGGCCACCGGCGTGACCGTCGCCGAGATCCCCATGGGCTCCCGGCACCTGCTGGCGCCGTACCGTACCGGGATGGGCGTGTGATGCGCGCCGGTAAGCTCCGGCAGCGGGTAATGCTGCAGCGCGACGGGCGCCACCAGGACCCGGACACCGGCGAGATGATCAGTGGATGGTCGAACCTGACAACAAACCCCATCCCGTGCTCCGTCGAACCGGTAAGCGGCCGCGAGTTCATCGCCGGCCAGGCCACCCAGAACGAGGTCACGGCCCGGATCGTCATCCGGTACCGCGCCGGCGTCACCGCTGCCATGCGCGCTGTGCACCGCGGCGTCACCTACAACATCGAGGCCGTCCTGCCGGACAAAAGCTCCGGGCGGGAGTACCTCACCCTGATGGTGTCTGGAGGGCTGACCGATGAGTGATGGCGTCGACCTCAACATCCAGGGCCTGGACAAGGCCGTCGACAAGATGCGCAGCCTGGCACCGAAGCTCCAGAAGAAGGGACTTCGCTCGGCAGCCAGGAAGGCCATGGGCATCGTCCGCAAGGCCGCCCAGGACAAAGCCCCTGTGCGCTCTGGAAACCTCAAGAAGAACATCGTCACTCGCGTCAACAGCCGGCGCTCGAAGGAGGAGGGCGGCGTGGTGATGCAGGTCGGCATTCGCGGTGGCGCGCGCCAGTACAAGGACACCAAGGAGAACCGTCGCAGCGGCCGGGTAGGGAAGGCCTACGAGGGCGCCGGCAATGCCTTCTACTGGCGCTTCAGCGAGTTTGGCACTGAGAAGCAGCCGGCGGCGCCCTTCATGCGTCCGGCCCTGGCCAACAACGTCGAACCGGTCACCGACACCTTCGCTCGCGAGCTGAGCAGCGAAATCGACAAGGTCGTAGCAGGAGGCACCTGATGTACCCACCGCTCTTCAAGGCTGCGGCCGCCTCTGCCCAGGTGAAGGCGCTGCTCGGCAGCGACCCGGTGCGGGTCTGGCCTTTCGGTGATACCGAGGAAAAACCAACGCTGCCCTATGCCGTCTGGCACGTCATCAGCGGCAATCCCGAGAACTTCCTGGCAGGCCGCCCGGATGTCGACCGGTTCGGTACCCAGGTCGATGTCTACGCAGGCACCGCCGCCGCCGCCCGCGCCGCCGCCCAGGCGCTGCTGGAGGCATTCGAGGCCGTGGCCTACGTGACCGCCTACAACGGCGAGAGCCGCGACCCGGACACCCAGAATTACCGCTACAGCTTCGACGTCGAGTGGCTGACCCGCCGCTGACCCCTACTGAATCCACCTCGACCCGCTCCGGCGGGTTTTTTCATGCCCGCAGGAGATGATCCATGTCCATCCTTACCCAAGGAACCCAGGTCTATGCCCTGGTACCGCCCGCCACGGGCACTGGCGCCAATACCGTGCTGGAGATCGAAGGCCTGACCACCTTCAACCCGGGCGGCACCCCGGCCGACCAGATCGAAACCACCACCCTCAAGGACAAGGCGCGGACCTACAAGAAGGGCTTGCGCACCCCGGGCAATGCCTCCGGCACCGTCCAGGCTGATCCGGCAAACGCCGGCCATGTCCGCCTAGCCCAGCTTGCCGCTGCCGATGGTGACACGACCGTAAAGTGGGTGGTTGGCTTCTCCGATGGCACGGCGGCGCCGACCGTAGCCAGCGGCGGCAGCGACCTCACCCTGCCCACCAGTCGTACCTGGTTCACCTTCGACGGCTATGTCTCCGACTTCCCGTTCGATTTCGCCACCAACACCGTGGTGACCACTGCCCTGGCCATCCAGCGCACCGGCGCCGGCGCCTGGCAGCCGAAGAGCGGGAGCTAAGCCGTGAACCTGACCATTGACAGCCTGAAGAAGCTGGGCGCCTTCACTGGGCGCCCGGTCGAGAAGGAAATCAGCTGGAAGCAGGGCGAGGAGCTGGTCAAGGCCACCGTCTTCGTGCGGCCGCTGTCCTACAAGTCCGCGGTGTCCGACCTGGCTTCGCTGGGTGGCAACGCCGATCCGGTCGCCGGGCGTATTGCGGCCTGCATCTGCGACGCCGAGGGCCAAGCGATCTTCACCCCGGCCGACGTCACCGGTGATGCCGATCCGGAACGCGGACCGCTGGATGGCAACCTGACCGTGGCGCTGCTCTCGGCCATCGCCGAGGTGACCAAGGGAAAGACGACGAGCTGACCGCGGAGGATGAGGTCTGGTGCGAGCTGGTGATGAACGGCATCGGCGGCCGCACCATCGCCGAAGCGCAGGAGGTGCTCAGCTACACCGAGTTTCGGATGTGGCTGGCGTACCGCCAGAAGCGCGGCACCCTGAACCTCGGAATGCGCGTGGAGCGCGGATCAGCTCTGTTGGCCACCCTCTACGCCAACGCCCACCGCGGCAAGGACGTCGAGCCCTTCAAGCTCTACGACTTCGCGCCGCACCACGAAGAGCCGCCGGTGACCATTGAGCAGGCGATGGAGCGGTGGGTGTAGACGCTCAAAGGATGGGCACAATCTGCCTACCCCTGATCGCGTTCAGGCCCGGTGGAATTGTCCTGAACTCGCGCTAGCTCTTCTGCAGCCTGCTTTAGCTGCTTCAAATGCTGCTCCATACGCTTTTGCATTCTTGCTTCCATCCGTTGGAATGCCTCAATGGTGGCAGCCCTCAGCAAAACCTCGTTGCCTGCCTCTTGGCCCTCCTCAGTAGAGTCTGGCTTCGACAGCTTCTCCTTCGAGATGGCGAAGGTGAGGGAGTGCGGATCGGCGCCAGCCTCGCGCGCGAAGCTCTCTTCCAGGCGAGCGACGATCTCGGCGTTCATGGAACGCCGGTTAGCAGCCGCGGCACGCTCCACAGCTTGACGGACTTCGGGCGGGAGTCTGAGTCCGAATGGATTGATGTCGCGCATAGATTCTGTCTTTTTCATAGCTTCACAGTGTAGTCACAAAAAATATTGCCATATAGCTACACGGTGTTATGATTACACCGTGTAGCTAGAAGGAGGATCTATGAGCACACGTGAAATTCCACCGTTTGGGCTTCGAATGCAGCCAGGGCAAAAAGAGGCGGTAAAGGGTGAAGCTGAGCGAAACCGCCGCAGCCTCAACAAAGAGATCGCGGTACTTATTGAGGACGGATTCAAGTGGCGGCAGATGATGGAAAGACAGGCGCAGGCCTGAAAGAACGAAGCCCCGGCGAGGTGAGAGTCGCCAGGGCTTCAGAGAACAGTGATTGCGTAGAGGCAAACCACATGAGTGAGAATACCACAGCAGTAGCGCGTGTCATCCCCTTCCGCAAGGCCGAGCTATTGCTCGTCGAGAAGGACGGCCAGCCTTTCGTGCCGATGAAGCCGGTCGTGGAGGGTATGGGGCTGAGCTGGCAACCACAGCACGAGAAGCTCAAAAACGGTCGTTTCAGTTCAGTTATCACGGAAATCGTGACAACTGGTTCTGACGGAAAGCGGTATGCGATGGCTTGTCTTCCGCTACGCAAGCTGGCGGGCTGGTTGATGTCGATCCATCCGGCCAAGGTGCGTGAGTCCATTCGACATTCGGTCATCGCCTACCAGAACGAATGCGATGACGCGCTGTGGGCATACTGGAATGCGGATGGGCGCAGCTTCGAAACCGTGCTGAGCACCACTATCGGTATCGACGGCTTCCATGTCCTGAGCGCTCTGGTTGCTGGAAAGGTTCGCGCACTTCCGAGAGATGCCCAGCGGCGGGCCACCATGAAGCTGTGGGCTCAGGTCCACGCCGCCTTCAATGTGCGGCGGGCCGAGGACATCCCCGCCAGCCAAATGGATGCTGCCAGGTGTTTTGTTGGTAGCTACGTTTTTGAAGGGGAGTGGATAGAAGCCGCGAAGCCTGGGGTAGTGGTCAGCCTCAACGATGAAGAGGCTCAGGCCGTGCATCTGCTGATCAGCCATACGAAGCAACTGGTCAGTATGGTGAACGAGATATACCGGGCCGGCGGCGCGCTTCGGTCGGATCTGCTGATTGGCGTGGCCAGCCACCTCTGGGAACTCAGACTCTTCATCGCGCAGCTTGATCGGAAGAAGTCCGGAGAGCTCGCGCAGCTTCATGCCCAGCGCTGCGCACCAGCCCGGAGGGCAACGGCATGAGCATGGATGTCCTCACTGTTCGAGTCGTTGGCTCTTCGCCGCTGATGATGCACAGCGATAGGCTGGCGAACCCGCTCCATCCGGCGACCAAGGCGCACAAGGAGCTCACCGCCAAGCGGAAGAAAACGGACGAGGATCACCTGGCCATCGCCCGGTCCGAGTTCATTGCCGGTGCCTATCATCAGGAGGGGCTTGGTTTCTTTGTCCCGGGCGCCAACTTCGATGCCACGTTCCTGGCCGGTGCCAAGCTGCAGAAGCTCGGCACCCACTGGAAGCGCGGCGCGGTCGTCATGACAGACAAGGCCAGGCTGCTGTTCGATGGGCCGGCGACGCCCGAGTCCTTGTGGGAGGACTCCCGCTTCGTCGACTGCCGCGGGGTGAAGGTTGGCACGGCCAAGGTGATGCGCTACCGGCCGGTTTTCCTGGAGTGGGCTGCAGAGATACAGGTTGCGATCAATACCGATGTGCTGAACTTGCAGGAAGCGAAGAAGGCAATCGAAGACGCCGGTCGCCTGATAGGCGTCTGCGAGTACCGGCCGCGCTTCGGGCGATTCGAGGTGGCCTATGTCTGAAGTGTCGAAGCATCCGATCTTCAAGCAGGCCGTGGACGACTTCCTCAGTGAATTCGGCTACGGCGACCTGGTGAGTCATGAGTGGCTGGAGAGCCGATTCGGTATGCCGTCTATCAGCGAGAGCCGCGGCCTGACCATGGAGCAATTCAGGGAGCGACAATTCGAGTGGCTGGCGAACATCGAGGGCTTCAAGAGCGAGCTGCTGACTCAGCACCAGGTGTGCCTGCAGTCCGTGCGAGGCCGGGGATACCGCTGGGTTCCGCCTCATGAGCAGACGGGTGTGGCAGTCGAGGAGTTTGATCGCTCCATGAAGAAGGTATTCCGCGGTACCGGGCAGAAACTCAGGAACCTGCGAGTCCTGGAGCTGAGCGATGATCAGCGTCGTGCCAACGTGGACACGCTGACCCGGTTCTCGGCTCTACGAGACATGACAGCCAAGGCGCTTCGGTAGGCAGCGTTATGCCCTTTCGAGGAGAGGGCATTGCGGTGCGTATGAGCGCCAACCTCCAGCGGTTCGCTATGCCTAGGCAAGGCGTGCCATGGCTCGACGCGGCTGGGTATGGGCTGAAAACAGCGTTCAGTCACTTCCGCGAGGTGGCTGAGCGGTGGCGTAAGTCATCGGGCTCAGGCCTGGCAAGCTGAGGTATGGCTTGGCGGGGTGGGGCATGTCATGGGCCGATCAGGCAGGGGATGGCGCCGCTGGGCGCCTTTTCCTTTCAAGGTGACCTTGAAGATTTTGATGCTACGCTTCGAATTGATTAGCGAGGCGGAGTAGCTCATGTCTGAAGAATTGAAATGTAGCCAATGTGGCGGGCAAATGGTCCCGAAGAAAAAGACAGAGCGGAACATGGGCGTGCAAGTCGCCGGTGTTTTAGTTTTCATGCTCGGTTTGATTCTTTGCTTTACTGGGCTTGGTGCATTTTTCGGTGTGCCGCTTATGATTGGCGCTTGCTTCATGGGTTATAAGAAGAAAAAAATAATGGCGTGTACAAGTTGCGGCTACTTCTTTGAAAGAGTATAGGCTTATCAAAATAAACAACCCGCAATAGCGGGTTTTTTTATGCCAGGAGAATATGATGGCATCCCGTTCGCTCGGAACTTTGACGCTGGATCTTATTGCCCGTGTTGGTGGCTTCCAGCAAGGAATGGATCAGGCTGCACGTACGTCCGAGCAACGCATGCGCCAGATCAGGCAGAGCGCCGAGAATGCCGGCGCTGCCGTAGGGTCAGCCTTGGCCGGGATGTCTGCCGCTGCTATAGCTGCTGGCACTGGCGCAATCTACCTGCTGAAGCACACGGCAGAAGCGACCGCCGAGACGGATAAATGGGCGAAGTCGCTTGGGGTGAGCACCCAAACCCTATTGCAATGGCAGTACGCCGCTGATCGAGCCGGCCTATCCGGCGACAAGATTGCGGATATCTTCAAAGATTTAAACGACAAGATTGGCGATGCAGCCCTCAATAAGGGTGGTGAAGCAGTAGATGCCCTTAATGCTCTGGGTCTGTCTGCAACAAAGCTGGCCAAGCTTTCTCCGGACCAGCAATTGCTTGCAATAGCAAACAATCTCGGAAAAATTGGAACAACTGCTGAAAAAACGACTGTCCTGGAAAGCCTAGGCAACGACCTTTCGAGGATGTTGCCGCTTCTTGAAAATGGCGGCGCAGAACTTCAGCGTCTCATGCAGAGGTCGAAGGAGCTCAACCTCGCGCCTGACCAGTCCCAGATCGACAATTTGCTGAAGGCGAATGAGGTCTTCAAGGATATCGACGACCAGCTCGAAAGCATCAAGCAGCAGTTTCTCCAGGGGTTGGCGACGGTCGATTTGTCAGCCTTGGATCAGGCGATGGGAAGCTTAAGGGAGACAGCTACCGATCCGAGATTTGTCCAGGGCGTAACCAGCATCGCAGCTGCGGTCGTTGACCTGACTGGAAAGACTGCCAGCGCAGTCGGCGCATTCGCAGACTTTGCGAAGTGGATGGGCGAAGCCTTTGCCGCTAAGATCAATGGACCCGCACTCGACGACATTCCCCGGCTGGAAGATCAGGTTTCGAGCCTCAATGATGAGCTGGAAAAGGCCAAATCTCTTGGCGGAATGCCGGCTCTGTTCGATGACTTCGGGGTCAGTGGCTCGCGCGCTGTAGCAGATATTCAAAAGGACTTGGAGCTGGCCAAAGAGCGGCTCAGGATTGGGCAGGCTCTTCAACAGCTGAAGGTAAATCCCTCCAAGGCGCCTAGCTACGCTGCCCCAGGCGCTCCGGCCAGGCCAGATCTATCTGGCGGGAATAATGGGCCTACCAAGGCCTACACCGAGGCGGCCGACGTCAAGCTGCTGGACAACCTGCGCGAGCAGGAGGCGGCCCTTAAGGCCCAGTCCATGCTGATCGACGGCCAGACAGGCAAGGTCGTGCAGCTCGGCCAGCAGGCCCAGGCCCTGGCGAAATGGGAACAGCAGCTGGCCGACATCAAGTCGAAGCAGACCCTGACCGCCGACCAGAAGGTGCTGCTGGCCAGCGCCGACCAGATCACCGCCCAGTACCGCAAGAACGCCGCCCTGGAGAAGGAGGTGGAGCTGCGCAAGAAAGCGGTCGAGGAGGCGGCCAAGCTGCGCGCCTTCACCGACAACCTGAACGCCCAGCTGGCCAGCGAGCAGGCCGACCTGGCGACCAGCGTTGCCTCAGTGGGTATGGGCTCGAAGGCCGCCCAGCGCTTCCAGGAAATGGCGAACCTCCGGCAGCAGTACCAGCAGCAACAGGACGCCCTGCTGGCACAGCGCAACTCTGGCGACATCACCCAGGAGCTCTACGAGAAGGAGACCCTGGCGCTGCGGGACGCGCTGGACGAGCGCCTGTCCATGCAAGAGGGCTATTACCAGCAGCTGGACAACGCCCTGGGCGACTGGACCAACGGCGCCAAGGCCTCCTTTCAGGACTACCTGGACAGCGCCGCCGATATGTCGAGCCAGACCAAGAACCTGTTCGACGACATGTTCAGCGGTGCAGAGGATGCGCTGGTGGACTTCGTGAAGACCGGCAAGCTCTCGTTCAAGGACCTGGCCGACTCCATCGTCTCGGACCTGATTCGCATCCAGATCCGCAAGGCCCTGGCCGGTGCGATCAGTGCGGCGGGCAGCACCAGCTGGGGCGCCGGGATCGCTTCCGCCTTCCAGGCCGACGGAGGCGCCTGGATGAATGGCGTCCAGATGTTTGCCAACGGCGGCGCCTTCACCAATGGCGTGGTGACCAAGCCCACCGCCTTCGGCATGGCCGGCGGCTTCGGGGTGATGGGTGAGGCCGGCCCAGAAGCGATCATGCCGCTGACCCGCGGCGCGGATGGCTCGCTTGGCGTGAAGGCCATGGGGGCGCTATCCGGTCAGGCGCTACAGCCAGTGTCACCTACGATCACCGCCCCGCAGCAGGTCTTCCACATCAACGGCGATGTGAGCCCTGAAACGGTCCAGATGATCCAGGCCGCCAGCCAGCAGGCCTATACCCAGGCGATGAAGGACTTCCAGAAGGACATCATGAGGAACGGCCCCCTGACCCGGGGCATGCGCGCGGCCATCGTCGGCCGGTAATCAGCAGCGGCATGGCCGCAGGAGGCAACATGCAGGAAATCGTATCGGCCAAGAAAACCGCCAGCGGAGACCCGGTCTGGCGGCTGACTAAGCAAGGGCTTTTCGTCAGTTGCGTGTCTGGCCCTGATTCATCCAGATCTGGAGCTGGGACACGTCCTGCTGCAGTATCTGCAGAGGCCACTCGTAAGCGCTGAAGGCGTTACCTGACTCGCAGCCTGGCGGCGGGTTTTCAGTGAAGAACTTCGCTGCTGTCTCCATGGATTGAGCATCGAAGCCTGGGGTGTTGCGTAGCGCAGCGACAATCGACGTCAGCGCCATGAGCATTCCTTGTTCAGCCGGTGATAGTGATTTTTCGGTCATCATGACCTCCTAGGTCATTAGTAAAGCGCCGGGATGGCGCATCCCCGTCCGTGGTTGTGGAGCCGGCGGCCGGGGCATTTGAGGATAGTCCCCATACCCGCTTCGGCGGGTTTTCGTTTTTCTGGAGGGCCTATGGCCATAGAGTGGCCCGCCGATCTCGTTCCTAGCGAGATGACCTGGGGCATCGTCTACAACAACCGCGCCTTCACCTCGACGCTGTCCAACGCCCAGCAGGTGGTCGGCTACCCAGGCGACTACTGGCAGTGCCAGCTCTCATTCAATGGCTTGACCCGTGATCGCCACCGGCTGCTGACAGCCATGCTTGGGCGACTGCGGGGCATGGCTGGAACCGTCAGGGTTCCTGCCTGGGACCGCTTGCGCACTGATGACATCGGCGCCCCGACCGTAGTCAGCGGGCCGGCCTTCGCCACCAGCATGCAGCTGCAGGGCATGACGGGGAGCAAGAGGGTCTTCAGCCAGGGAGACTACCTGACCGTCGCCGGCGAGATGTTCGAGGTGGTGCAGGACGCCAGCAGTGATTCCGCCGGCAAGGCCACCATCTACGTCAACAAGCCGATTCGGCAGACGCTGGCCGCCGGAGCCTCCGTCGAGTACCGCACCCCCTATTCGGAGATGCGCCGGATGGATAACACCAACAGCTCCAGCGTTCAGCCCCTGGTGGCAAGCCTTTCCCTGCAATTCCGCGAGGCCTTCTGATGGCGACCAGCTTCCCCTTCAGCCAGGCGGTGGTGAACATCATCGCCCAGGGCAACTTCCGGGCGGTGTACGCCGTGCAGCTCGATTTCGTAGACGGCATGGTCTACGCGCACACCGGGCTCGGCGACCTGATGGTGGACGGCATCACCTACAAGGGCGTGGGCCATTTCGGCCAGGTCGGCCAGTCGCAGGAGAGCGGCACCAGCAGTTCGCCGATGACGATCGACCTGACCCTGGATGGCCTGGACATGGAGATCCTCAGCTCGACGACCATCAAGGGCTGCCGAGGGCGTTCCGGGCGCCTCCTGTTCATCGTGATGGACGATGCCGGCAACTACGCCGCTGACGTGCTGTTCTCGGGCCGGATGGATGCCGCGCAGATCAACTACGGTGGCAACTCCGAGGCCGGCAACTCCATCACCGTCAACCTGATCGACCGCATGGCCGAGTGGAGCCGTACCGGGACCGAGCGCTGGACCGACGAGAGCCACCGCGCACGCCATGACGGCGATCGCTTCTTCTTCGCCGTGGCCCAGCTCGCCAGCTGGCCGGTCTACTGGGGCTCTGCCAAGGACGCCCCGGCCTTCACCTACGAGTAGCGCTATGCGACATCCCGACTGGGCTCTACAGCTCTCCAGCACGATCAAGGCCGCCTCCGAGCGGCCTTTTTCATGGGGCGAATTTGACTGCTGCACGTTCGCCGCCGACTGCGCCTTGGCGGTCTGTGGCGTCGACCCGGCCGAAGCCTACCGGGGCAAGTACAAGACCGAGATCGGCGCCAAACGGGTCGTGGCCAAGGGGCACGGCAGCGTCGAGGCGATCCTCGATACCTACTTCAACCGGGTCAACCCGGCGTTCGCCCAGCGCGGCGACCTGGCGACCTACCGAGG